CTCCGGCATTCCTTGTCAGCGAATTTCTGATTTGCGGTTTTAGGGTCGAATTCCTGGTCGCAACCCTCCGCTGCACAAATTTTCATAGGGTCAATTATACACGATTTTCTCGCGGCAAGGTGCCGCCTGAGATATTTTTGGGATTAATTTTAGACGCCTCTCGTCTTAAATCATTTTTACGACGCATACTTTCGCCCATTTTTTTCCGATGTTGCCGGGATGGTTTCCTACCTTCTCGATGTATCGCACTATGCTCCGACACTGTACATAGAAATAAATTATCAAGGCGATTGTCAGTTTTTATTTCATTTATATGATGCACAGTCTCCCATGCCTCAAGATATCTATTTAGATACTTCTCAACGACAAGACGGTGCTCATAGACATACCCTTTAATATTGTACTTATGTTCTGGGCTAAGAATTCTGACATAGCCTTTGTCGTCAATGTATTTTCCGCCTTTATAATTTGGATTATTTTGACCATGAACATTTCTCTCTGTCCATTCAATATCTTTCCTTTTAGAGGCTAAGCTATCTTTCATCAGATACTTGCACCAACATCCTCAACTAATAATTGCAGCCTTTGCTCTGCAGTGGGGGTTACACTTATTTGTGGGGCATTCGATAAACCAGAGGTGCCGCCAGTTCTTGCCACTGCTACGGAGAAAGAATTGGCAACTAGGCCGCCTCCACTTTCTAAATAAACTGAATATGTTCCCGCACCAATAATAGTAATATCATTTGATTTAGTAGATAGTGTTACTGTTTGTGCATTTGCTGCTGTATTATAAAATGCATAGGGTGGAATGGTAAAATTCCAAACCATTAGTGGAGACGAAGCGCCATAGCCACTGGATACGGCATTATAGAGTTTAAGCTTAAGTATTGCATCCTCCGCGCCCTTGCCCAAAATATTAAAGCCTGGAAAAACACAAGTTAATTTGTAGTAACGATTTTGGTCGATTGTAACTCTTTGATCCGAGCCACCATCGGGATTAGTTAGTGCCAAGATTTGGATATCGGAATCAGCAACGTTATTTGTAGCCTCTGAGGTAGTTTCTACAAATTCTAAAACGCCTTGCGGTTTTGCATCATTTGCATCCCTAATTTGCTCCATATTCATAGACATTTGAGACATTCGATCAGAAGAAATTGGGGTTCCATCAGTCCATGAAACAAAGACGTAGTTTTCGTATGCCATTTAACTATTATACCCCAAATGCTGCTCAATTGCCTTCAATCTATCATTTAAATCATTAATTGCGGCCAGTAAATGCGGTATCATTTTTACATACACAACTTGCTGGTATTCTTCAGGGCTTTCCGAACCAACAATAAACTCAGGAAGCAATGTTTGCAATTCATCCGCAATTACTCCGATACCGTGTTGCCCTCGTAGCCAAGATTGAGGCATGTCGTTTTTATAATCAAATTCATATATTTTAATTGAATAAATTTTTTCTAGAATTTCAGGAGTAATTGGCTGAATATTTTCTTTTTGCCTTCTATCGGAGTAAAATCCATCTGGAAAGAAATACGGATCAACATTAGGATCATTATTTATGATACAACTAAGACTTCCACTGTCATTATCCCAACCAAATGCTATACCAAATCTACCCCCCGAAAGATTGGAGGCATTATAATACACACCGGTTCCCCCAGCGATAATCATATCGCCAGATTCAATGCCCCCGTTAGCAGTAATTGTATCGTCAGATTGAATGCCTCCGTCAGCATATACAGTTCCAGCCGTATATATTCCATTGTCACTAAAATAGGTGCCATCGTCAGGAGACGGATTTGCATGATCCCCAGTAGAAAATGTTGAACCAAAAAACCCACTAACCGCAGTAATATATCCAGTTGTTTGGGTAGTCATATTGCCCTCAATATCATATTCAGTTTTAAAATATTCAGTCTCTGCTGTATTGCCAACGTAAAGCCTGACATCGCTGACGGACGGGTGGTCGGCACTAACCAATTCTAACTTGGCAACACGACTCTCATCTTCAACTCGTAAACCAGCCCTAAATTGCTCAAATTTTCCAATCGCTAATTCTCCATTAATTTGTTCTTGATGTGTCATTTCATATGTCAAGGAGTCGTTTTGAATTTTCCAATTGCCAATACTTCCACCAGTGGCGATAAGACTACCTGCAGGTGTAATTTGAAACCTACCGTCTCCACTAAAAATAGATCCATCGCTGGGGTTAATATAAATATCTCTACCAAGTCTAACTACATTACCAATATCATCAATTGTTACAGAAGTGATACCATTCGAACCTTTAAATGAAAAACCGTCTGCATTCCAGAAATTATTATTATCAATAAGAAATGAATTAGCATTAACATTTGCTTGAACATCAACATCTGTTCCAATAACTATAGTCCCATCATCGGTATAAATGCCGTTATCGCCACCGAGTTTAAAACCGTTCGTATTCCAGAAATTATTATTATCAATAACTAAAGCACCAGCTGTGAGGGTACCCCTAATTGAAGCTGCACCGAATTCGGCGGCTCCATTGCTATATAATACCCATCCAGATGTATTAGCCACATAATTGTTGCTACGTATAACATTATTGACTAAAACTATATTAGCCGCCAACTCATTTGCCGTAACTGCACCAGCTGCAATGTGAACAGATTGAACAGAATTTGGCAGTAATCTGACACCTGACGGGCCGAGAACATCGGTTTTAATAACATTTGAAATAACTGTTTTTAAGTTGTCAAAGTTCCTTTGCTGATTTATTTGTCTTTGATTTGACCCAATTTTACCAACAGTAAAATCATAAATAGAATATTGCCCTGTATCGATCAACGAAGACGACACACCATCATGGTCATGCCCGCCTTCAAAGAATACTATAGAGTTTTCCGATATAGCATTGCCAGATCTAAAACCCATTAGACCACCTTCCTTACAACAATAGACTGGGACAAGCTTTTATCATAATTAAAATCAGAACTTATAACCCAGTAGTCACCATTTATAATATCAAAGGAATCCATAGTTGATATTCTTATTCTATCACCAAGTTGTAATTTTGGTATTGTTAATACGTTTAAATTTAAAATTGGCACTGGATCCCCCATTTTATTAATAATAAAATTAGCTAGTCTTTTAGCATGATCAAGATTAGTAATAAATCGATTATCAATTATTATTTCTTTTAATCCATATTTTCTAATATTATCATCTAGAGCTACTTTCTTTTCTTTGACATCCCCAGTATTTTCACTAACAACAACTGGTATGCCTGCAATAGCGGTAAAATGCTTTTCTTGTGTGATTGGATTCTCTCCTTCTATATATACTATATCCCCGGAAACATTACTATTGGCAGCTGCGATAATTAGGACAGCTCCATATGGAGTTGGATTATATCTAATTAAATCCAATTTTGGCGGCTTAACTGTTGATATATTTGTAATTAAGGGTTGCTCAATCATATAAGCCGGTGATTTATCGAACGTCAATTTATCATAAACTTTAACTTCTCTAACAAGAGTATTTGAACTATGTGCAACCGCCTGAGTATCGAATTGCCCTCGCTCTAGTGAGATGAAAGAATTACTCGTTGTATTACCATATTTAATTATTTCACTATCGATCATTAAATAACCTGTTTTGGGGAAGAATGGATCATCTGTTGTTGAAACACTTATGCTTGTATCCGAGTTGCTCATTGATCCAGTTAGTAAAACAACAGCCACTGTTGTTGGATCTTCTGCTCTCCACAATCCTTGTTTGCTCATAATATTATTAGTAACACCTTGTGTTTTTACTGTTACTTTATTTGTCTGTAATTGAACATTGTAGCTTGCATCTATTATGTTTGAAGAATCAGAAAGTGTATATTGAACATTAGAATGTTGATCAATTGATGTTTCAAAAAGTCTATTAAAATGTTCATATCTAGCTTGATTATATTCATCAAAGTATAATCTTCCAAAATCTGCCAAACTAATCTCATCAATAATTTGTCCTATTGTTTGATCGTTTCCATAGATAAATGGCATCACCTGTATTGGTTGAATTTGTGTTTGTACGTATGAATTGACCACCATTTCATCATCAAATGCAATATTGGCAATAGAGAATTCATCTATATAAAACGATCTTATTACAACCGGTGGATTTTCTATTGCATATGATTGATTGCCTTCCGGGCTAAAATAGGCACCCCTGCCGCCTATCGTTACATCTCTATTTGAAAATGGAATTAATGTTCCTGTGGTAGTAATTGTATTTTTAAGCTCTCCATTAATAAAATACTTAAGATTGCTATCTGCATATGTAACTGTGATTAAACTAAAGTTTGTATTAGATAGAGCAGTATTGGATGAAATTGTTTGAATTCCATTAGATGTAACAATTTTAAAACCATTTGATTGTGAGTTGTGATAAAACTCAAATCCACTCGTTGGTGATGAATTATTAAAGGAACTAATATATTCCCCAGAGTTAGCAAAGGGGCCATTGTGCATTTTTGCATACAACTCAATTGTAAAATCACCTGTATAAGCAATACTATTGCTATCAAATACATCGAATGAGTTATGATAGGGGATTCTTATATAGGCATTGGACTCTAATAAAACGGACCTAGAATCTGCATCTGATACGACCCCTGAAGGTTCAGATATCTTTGCATTTGCCAGCAGTATCCCATTATTTTGCCTAGCCGATCTTTCGATAATATTTATATTTGGTGTTGGGGTCCATGTATTATTAGCAAAAGTTAAATAAGAACCATGCTTTCTATTCCCATAATTATCACCGGCAACCATGGTGTAGCATTCGTGACTGTAAACCCAGTCTATAAAATCATCATATTCTTTTTTTAGGAATATCTTAAATGGCTGATTGGTTATCTTTTCCTCAGCAAAAAACTCAATTTTCAAAGAGTATACCTGACCAGCTACTAATTCGTATAAATCAGAAGAGAAAGATACGGGAGTGTTGGTTCCGGAGTCTACAAATCTCCATTCATCTATAATTTTAGTTTCATTTAGATACACCCTGACGCCGCCTTTGTTTATTCCAACAATCAATCTCTGCTCGCCGGTATTGGATGCAATGTAGTATCCATCAAAAACACCATTAAAAAAAGCATCTACAACGACATTATTTTTATCTGTAAATTGACCAGATACCCAATTAACTGCCTTGCTTTCACCATTTTGTTCAGATATTTCTTTTGATGTTGTATTTTTTGATGGAGGAATCGATGTTCTAATATCTAAAGCCTTTTCGTAAGTGGACAGATATTTGTCCAGAGCATCTAGTCTAATATCACGCGGATTACCATCTTCCGGGACTTTGTATAACCTGGCTCTTAGAGAAGAAGCAACTGTTCTTGAATTGTTTACTCTATCTACATTCTTTTCATTAAAATTCAAATGAATCACGGAATTATTTTTAGGATAAAACTTATCAGGATTTATTAAGTAATTGATATTTTTTCTTGGAAAGTTTGTCATTAATAACAAATGTTCAACTGCTTCAGCAACTGTTGTCTCTTGAAGAAGAAAACCTTTTGTTATTGTTTTATCCTGACCAAATTTTGTCCAACCAGTTAGGTTTGCAGATACAGTCATACTTGAGGATGCAGCTTGCCATTCATCAATATAAAAGACACCGAATGGAACATATTCAAATATGTCGTATACAACAGTCGAGCCAGCATTATGCGCCCTTGCTTTAGTATCACCGATCCCCCTTCTTATAGCATTAAAGGCATTCCCCTGCGCTTTTCTTGCAAGCACTCTTTCTTGTGTTGTTGTTCCTGGATTTATAGTTAATATATAATCATCCCCAGAACCCCCACTGGGAAAATCATTAACATTGTGGACACTAATAGTGTTTGCATTAGCGGCTAAATTGGATATAAGCGTTGTAATAACTTGGTCTGATGAGTATGGCGCTCTCTCCCATCCGGCAAAGATAAAGCATCTTAAGTCTTTTTTCATATACTTCCCATAGAGAGAAGCTGAGCTGAACACGTTAAAATCTTTATTAGAATTATCCAATGATAATGAAGCCGTGTTGCTTCCCCCACCAGCAATTGGCAGACTGGTTTCATGCACATCTCTAACTTTTGAGACGGCAAAGTTTATAACATGATCAGTAATATCAACTCTATATATTGGTGAAACCTCATTAACTCTTACATAGTCTTGAGGATTTTTTGTTGTATAAACAGTAAATAATATTTTATTAATATTATTATTAGAGATATTCTCTAAATAATGATTAAAATAATATGAATTGCCAGGTATCTCGCCATCTTCATTATAAACAAGTGTGTTTGTATTATGATATGCTTTAATATTATAAGCACATATTTGACCATTGTATTCAGATGTAATTATATTAATTAAATTAACTTTTCTTTCTGTAAAAATATATGTAAGTATGACTGGCGAGTCCATCTGATAGCCATTGAATGTGGGGTGAGGTGTTGAGGTGCTTTTAACAGAAGATTCATAACCAAACTCATAGTGTTCATCTTTTGTGGTCGGCAAACAATGCCACTGCCCATTTGCTGTTATTGTTTTACCATTTACATCTTTTGCATCACAAACACCCCACGTAAAGGACTGCCGTTCAATACCATTGATGGATTCATTGGGTGTAAAATAAAAATTTCTATTTCTAGATTTATTAAACAAAATCTCTCTACTTGTCAACGCCCTGTTCCCTCGCAAAAGACCGGAGGCACCGGCGGAAACTTGCTGATCAGTTTGTAGGGCATTAGTATAATTACTAGATGCTATTTCTGTATTTCCAGATTTATCAAGATGTCTGCTGTCCAGCCAATCTAATAGTATAAGAGGCTTTACTCTTTGAGAAATAGATGATATAGCACTATTAAAAGAATTGGATATATCCAGGTCATATCTTCCTTTAGTAAGCATTTAAACCTCTTCCAAGCTTATAGAGCAATCCCAAAAATAAATATCATCAACAAGATCACGTCGAATTAGGGTTTCACTGTAATCTTTCACCAATACATTATAACTTGTTTCAGTGTATGGCGCAGCACCATTTTCATCCATATTGATTATTTTTAAAACATGGTGCTGTGGTTTTCCGGCTATTTCCTTTAAGTAGTCCCTACCACGATTTCCATCAACGGTATAAGATTGCGAATTGGGCACATATGTCCATGACAAACTAAATGTTTTTCTAGCCGGTCTGGATGAATATTTATAATATCTACTCTTTCTATTATTCCAGTTAGTATTTTCAACAAATATTGGATCGACCGCAACGCTAAGTTTTCTATTATGATTTGTTATTGGCTTATCATCTATTAACAATACAGTTCTTATATCCGACAAATCACTTGCAGAAATAACATTACCCACACTAAACTTAATGGCACGAGCTGCAACTTGACCAAGATTATTTATAACAATTTTTATAGTAATAAGAACAACTTTTCCAACCACTGTCAAATTGACATTACCACTTAAGGATGCTGATATAAGTTTAACTAACTGAGCAACTGTTGAAATAGATGACGTTGCTGCAATAACCGACGAACCTAATGCATCCTTTTTAATTAATGCATCTACACTAGATATTGATGATATACTTATTTGTGTATGATGTATCTGTTTGGCCTGCACCAAAACTAATGAGTCTGCAGATATAGATACTGATGTAAATCTAATTCCTTCGACAGAAAATTGTATATTTGAATTTATTGCTATTGAAACAGAAGCCAGTTTTACCCTAGTACCAACGGTGAGCGTTGCACCATCGACAACAATTACAGATTCTGCATAAACTAATTTCCTTACAGCGATAGAGACATTGCTTTCTGAGGAAAGCGAAATATTAGCAAATGCTATTTTTGTAATACTAATTACAACATTAGATTGAGTATTAATTGATACATTTATTGTTAATGCATCATCTGAAGTTCTAAAATCAATACCAGGTTTAAATGGTTCTGAGAATGAGTAGAAGCCAAAATCTGACATATTAGATCTCGTTTAATGTAAGAGAGACATCATAATACGAACATTGAGTTGAGTAATCTCTTCTTATCAAGTCCTCAGTATAAGAATCTATATAGCAATTAAGTATTTCAGTTTGACCCGGCTTTAATTGAATCGATACAGATGCGGCAGCAGAACCATTTGCCAGGGAATATAAGAAATCCCTGCCGACACGACCATCCACAGTTTTTGCCTGAAGACTGGGTAAATACGACCAAGTTAATGAAAATTGCCTTTTATTTCTTGAGTAATATCTGCGCCTATGACCAGATGCTAAATCAATATCATTAGCAGCAATCTGTTCAGTAATATTTATCTTTCTATTGTGTTCTGTTATTTCTATTGAATTAATAGAGATAAGTTTCTGTATCGACATCATCCGCCCCTATTCAATCCGTTATATGTTCTTATGACTCTATTTTCAAGACCTGCGGCTTTTTGATTTCTCGGAAGAACTTTTGTGTTGTATTCTTTCATCATTGAATTAAACCACTCCGGTTCACCAACAAATGTATCAACATAGATATTGACATTTTGAGTAGAAGATCCAGTCGGTGATACCTGATTTGTAGAATTATCAATTCTTACATTTGGCATATTAATATTTGGAATTGAAGGCATTTTTGGATATCTTGGCTTCGAAAGTTTCATGTTATTCAGTGCATCGAGAGTATCAGTACCAATTCTCTGCACTGCTTTATGGTTAAGTACATACTCACCACCGTGCAATATTGCCGGAACCCCCTGTTGCGCGAAACCCTTTGTCATGCCACCATAACCATAGGTCATCATACCGCCCTTCATATATGAGCCAATCTTTCCACCGTTATATCTCCCAGCACCTGCAGCCCTCAAATTATTTTTTTCCGCATTCAGTTGTGCCATGGCTTTTGCAGCTGAAGCGTCTGTAAGAGCGCCGGATGCAACTGCTGAAGCAAGACTCGCTGCTGTAGCATTCCACTGCGCAGCTGATTTCAGGTATGCCTCTTGCCGCTCCAGGGCGGTTGTCTCTTTACCAACGTCAATTAAGGGGATTTCTGGGATTACTTCTCTAAACGAATATGTCTTTCCAGCAATTGCGCCAAGACCTACATACTTCAGCCATTCTGGCATTGTGAACGGCTTGCCCGTTATCGTATTTACACCTTTAATAACTAAATTGATCGCTCCCGCGAACAGATTTGGTATTTTTCCAATTAAACCAATAACAAAGTCAACAGCACCACCAAGTGCCCTTCTTATAACATCGGCAACTGCTTCAATTTTTGGCTTAACAAATTCATAGAATGTATTGAATGCAGTTTTAATTTCACCCCAAATATTTTTAATAAAACCTAAACCAGCAAGTATTTTATCCCATATCCAGCTTGTAAATTCTTTAAGCATACCTGAGGCCCATGACCAGAAGCTCTTCAGTTTATCCCAAACATCTTGCACTACTTCCTTAATTTTTGCAAAGCCATCTTTAATTTTTTCCCATAGCACTTTAGCAAATTCCTGAAGAATGGGCCAGAGCCAGTCCCAAACACTCTGAAATAGATCCCAGAAGTTTTGAAGGGCTGTCTTAATAGCCTCCCATGCTAATTTTATTTTATCCCACAACCAACTCCATATCTCCGCCAATATTGGCCCGAGCCAGTTCCAAACATTCTTGAACAGATCCCAATAGAATTGCAAAATTTCGCTAATCTTCTCCCATGCCCACTTTATACTATTCCACAACCAATTCCATAGCTCTGCCAATATAGGTCCAATCCAGTTCCAAGCACTCTTGAACAAATCCCAGAAGAATTGAAGGGCTGTTTGAATGCCCTCCCACGCGAATTTTATTCCATTCCATAACCAGTCCCATAATTCTGCCAATATAGGTCCAAGCCATTCCCAAACACTCTTAAATAGATCCCAATAGAATTGCAAAATTACGCTAATTTGCTCCCATGCCCACTTTATTCCGTCCCACAACCAACTCCATAGCTGTTCTAATATTGGCGAAATAAGCTCCCATCCGGACACTATTAGATCCCAGAAGGGCTGAACATATGGCTTGATGATCTCCCAAACCCAACCCAAAGCCTCCCAGATACCGTTACCCACAGTCTTAATAAATTCCCATGCTGTTGCTGCAGCAATCTGCAATCCGTCCCAGAATGCCATAACGTATGGTTTTATAAAGTCCCAAACCGAACCAAGAGCATCCCAGATTCCACTTCCCACAGTCTTAAGAAATTCCCACGCTAGTCCTGCGAGGTATTTCAAATTTTCCCAGAAGTTCATCACATATGGTGCTATAAAGTCCCAAACCCAACCAATAGCATCCCAAATACCACTACCCACGGTCTTGAGGAATTCCCACGCTATTCCTGCAAGGTATTTCAAATTGTCCCAGAAGTTCGTAACAAACCCACCAATATTATCCCAAACCCAACCGATAGCATCCCAAATACCGCTTCCCACAGTCTTAAGGAATTCCCACGCCCCTCCTGCAGCAGATTTTAAACCTTCCCAGAATGCCATAGCGATCGGTCCAATATTGTTCCAGATCCATCCGATAGCATCCCAAATACCGCTTCCCACAGTCTTAAGGAATTCCCACGCCTTTCCTGCGACAACCTTTAGGCCTTCCCAGAATCTTGTAGCAAACCCACCAATATTATCCCAGATCCATCCCACAGCGTCCCAGATACCGCTACCAACGGTTTTAAGGAATTCCCATGTCTTTCCTGCAATAATCTTTAAACCTTCCCAAAATCTTGTAACAAACTCGCCAATTTTACCCCAGATCCATCCCACAGCATCCCAGATACCACTACCCACGGTCTTGATAAAATCCCATGCCTTTCCTGCAACAACTTTCAAACCTTCCCAGAATCTCATAGCGAACTCGCCAATCTTATCCCAGATCCATCCCACAGCATCCCAGATACCACTACCCACGGTCTTCAAAAACTCCCATGCCTTTCCTGCGAGATCTTTCAAACCTTCCCAGAAGGCCTTTGCTATTCCCCCAATCTTATCCCAAATCCAGCCAAGAGCATCCCAAATACCACTACCCACAGTCTTAAGGAATTCCCATGCTGTTGCTGCAAAGTCCTTCAACCCTTCCCAGAATGCCATCATTATTGGTTTGATTGTATCCCAAACCCAACCAAGGAATTTCCAAATAATCTCACCAAGTTGTTTAATATATGGATATACTTTTTTAGCAAAAACTATTAATAATTCAAATGCAAATTTTAGACCTTTATATATTACTATAAAATATAATGCCAACCGCTCAGCCATTTTTTGCAATAACGTAGCAACGATAAAAATACCAAGCATTAGGACTCTGAAGAGGAAGTCTCTAATCCATTTAACAACCGGATTATTCCAAATTGCATTAAGAACATCAAATATAGACTTTGCAACACCGGCAGCAATACCAAGAATTGTTTTCATAATACCAAATACAGGCTTTGCAACACTGACGGCAATACCACCAAGAATACTAAATACAGACTTCGCAACATTGCCGACAACACTTATAATTGTTTTAAAAACATTAAATACAGGTTTTCCAACAGTGATGGCAATACTAAATAGCTTACCAAATATATCTTTAGCAAAATTAAATACTTTTTTAAGCACGTCTCCTATGAAACTAAATAATGTTTTCAACATATCAAATATTGGAAGAATTAATGGACGTAATATCGGAACTAGATTTTTGCCACCAGTAAGTATAATATCCCATATTCCATTTACAATTTTTGTTATTAAATCAAATGTGCCAGCTATAAGATCAAAGAATATATCAAATGGAACCGTAAATACTCTAATAAGTATTCTAATAAGTGGATTAACAATATCGAGAGTTGCTTTTACAGCCTTCCAGATGGGATCTTTAAATTTATCCATTAAGTCAATAATGAATTTGATACCTTTCAACAATCCAACAACAATACCTTTAATACCCTCCCACAACACACCGACAATAATTTTAATTGCAGGACCAAATATGGCTGAAAAGAGTCGAATAATTGAACCTATGACTCTTGCAATACCTCCAAATATACTTCCTAATGGTTTCATTATCAGTGCAATCAGCAGGGTTATAAATTCCCATATTGCACCGCCGGCAATTTGAAAACCTCTTACGAAAAAATCAAATAGTTTCTTCAGCGATGGATAAGTTGCATTCCACATATCAACAAATACATTTCCAACAGATATCGAAAAATCCTTAACAAAATTAAAAGTAGTTATCGAAAGATCCTTGAGATAATTAAAGGCAGCAACTAAACCATCCCAAATTGCCGAGGCGACATTGTTTACAACTTCTCTAACTTTTTCAAATCTTAAGTAAAGATAAATGCAAAGTCCAATTATTGTTCCAATAATGATCGGTATTACTCCAACGGTTGTAGCAATTCCAACCAATATTGCTTTTATAGCTGTAAATATTGGCGTAACAACAGTTGCCCCAGCAAACGCCCCAACCACAATACCTATAAACCCTGCAATTGCTGTTCCAACCGGGCCAAGGAAATCAACTATACCGCCTAAAATATCTTTTAATTTACCAAAGAAACCTTTTTTGGGGTCTTCATCTTTGGGAATAATATTTACGGCTATCGGCAAATCCAGTCGTTCCAACCTTGGCTCTAGATAGTCCGAAGGTTTGGCATCAGCTATTTCACTCGGAAGCAATCCCTCCGCTCCTTTCTTATTTTTATCATCACCACCCTTAGAGTCTTCCGCTGATCTTGTCTCTTCAATAGTTATTATCTTTTTCTTAATTGTTTCTGCAGTGGGAAATAGATTGGAGAAATATCCTTTTAATGATTCTAGATCATCAAAAGCCCCATCCATATTCATTATTCTCTTCCAATCTTCTTCTGTCAGCTGGCCAAATAATGCTTTCATGTCATCATATAAGGTTCCTTTAAGGCCAACAAGCTTTCTCTTCATTTCATTAATCATTTCCATAATGGCTAGTGCAGCAGATTTCACCCACAAATCTGATGGAGTTATTGTATTAAGTTGATTTTTTACTGCTGATGTAAATGGAGTGACATATGTTGGAACAATAGATGTATTAAATGCTTTTGAGAAAGCATCGGGCATACCTTTTACTAGATAGTATGCCGCCCCCAGTATTGATTCAGCGTTTTCTGCTCCTACTTTTACACCAAATGATTTTTTAGCTTCTGCAACAAGTTTATCCATTGACATACTAAACATTCCAACAGAGGGATCAGTGTGCTGCCTGATTGCGGCTGGAAGGCTGAGCATTGATTTATTGAAAGCACCCGCTATATCATCCGAGAATTCAGAAGCAGCATTTTGTAAATTAGTAAACATTTGTTTAAATTCTTCTTCATTGGAAAACCCTCTTGCCTTTATAGCTTGAATTTTTTCATCGAAGTTCTTAAACATCTTTTCATATTCTTTTGCAAGTTTTTCTTTTTCTCTATTAATAACTGCTATAGCATTTTTTCTATTCTCGGCCTGGAGGGTCTTTACTCTATTTAAATCTAATTCTTTAATATCTTTATCTTTGTCCATTCTGGACTTTCTATATGAAAGATCCAAAGAACGAACATCTTCCGATCTCCCTTCATAGGCAGCTACTTTTCTTTCACGTAAATAGTTCTCTTTATCAAGTGCTCTTTCACGAATCATCTCGCGACGCTTCTCTTCATATTCAATTTGCGCAGTAAGTCTTTCTTCTGCCTCAGCAAGCTGTTCGATTGCCTCTATTTGATCATCAAATGCTTCTAGTGCTTTACTTCTTTGTTCTTCAAGCCCTTCTTTTAATTTATCAATAAATTTATCAACTTCAGCATCAGCTTTACCAAAAAATTTATCTGTAAATTCCGCCTTCATGTCTTGAAGGCCTTTTTTAATTCCCTTGGCAATTCTTTCACCAAGAGCTTCACCACCAGCTGTGGCGTCATCAGCGGATCTAAGAATTGCTTTCTTAACATCTTTTGGCATATCTTTACCTAATCCAATAGCAATTGCTTCGCTTATACCTTTACCAACTAATTTTCCATACTGACCGGCGATATAACCTTTAAGTTTATCCAGACCTCTTCCAGCCGCTTTTGTACCGGCTACAAGACCGTCTGCGACAAATTTACCAGCGCCAAGACCACCTTCTTTTGCCCTCTTTTCAAAATCCGCGAGTTTCTTATCCATGAGAAGGAAAGCTGCGCCACCACCTGCAATTGCAACTCCCATCATCCCGAGCCCCACATTGCCTGATGCAAATCCTATTCCCGCAATAACGGCTCCCACCAGCATCATTGTTTCTCTTGCGAAAGCTAGAATCTTTCTAAAAGCCATTATTGTTGCAGCAGCTATTAGATCAATAACTCTAGCTAAGGATGGAGCTATATATTCCATACCTTTTGCTGCAATCTTTACAAAATTCGTAACAGCACTCACCAATTCATAAAGAATTGAATACATGAATGCTTTGAAGTTTTTTCTACCTTCAGCCGATCTTCCACTGAATGTGTCGCTAATTGCCCTTCCAAGCAAAATAAATCTATTTATAAGTCTTGTAATAACTGGAACAACAACTTGTTCCATATACTTCGCACCCGCACCGGCAGCAAATTTTTGAAATGCCTCGCCAACAGAACGAAAGGCCTTTGAAAGAAGATAAACAACACCGGCAGTTCTTTTAACAGAATCATTTTGTTTCCCAAAACCGCCAAATGCTAGAATCATATTTTCTAGTGGCTTGGCAAGCATATATATGGCATCTTTGATCGCTCTCATCCCTGCCGCCATATTCTCCGATGCTGGCTTCAATCCAGTTATTCCTCTTTTAACCTTAGAGAATATTGCAATTATTAATATTAAGACTGGAGCAATCATTAAAAGCGCCGCATTCGCTATAATAGCAAATTTAATTATACCCAATGCTCCTTTAAGAAAGGATTGATATAGCATTGCAAACGCACTCAAAATATGTTTGATATTAAGTGATCTCATGAATCTAAAAGAAGCTACTGTAAGAAGCTTAAATCCTCTGATTGCTGGTATCATTCCAGTAAATAACAAAAATCCCCAAATTTTCAATATCTTACTATTTGCCAGTGATGCCATAAACCTACTAAGCTCGCCTTTGGTGGCTGTACCAATGGCCTTGGCAAAAAGTATTGTCGAACTTGTTACATGATTAATAACTTTAACAAGATTTCTAGAAACCACAGATAATGCTGATTTTGCACTAGTCAAGGCAATTGTTGCGGCCCTAGCAAGTTTAGAACTTGCAGTTGCACCACCCAAAGCAGCCACATATACATCAAGAAATGCAATGCTCATAGAAAAGAAGCTTTCGGTTGCTTTGGCAATTATTCCAAATCCTCCCTTGATGGCTTTAATGCCAATAGCGGAAGCTTTAGTGAAGAAACTGGACATTTTGGCACCTATTTTTGTCAAAACGGTTTTTACAAACCCTTTAGCACCTACTGCAGTAGCTGCTGCAGCGGGGGCAGCCCCAGTCGCAGCCGTTGTGGCAGCATCTCTTGCTCTCCTAGCCGCCGCTCTCTCAAGTAGTGCGCGTAATTTTGCATCCCTCTCCGTGGGTGTCATTGTTCTCTTTACTTCTTTAAATTTTGCATTGGGCATTACCGTTAATGGACCCGCAAAATAGTTTGGCCCCTGAAAGAAGTTCGGACCTTTAAAGAAATTGGCTAACGATCTATCAAATTCAACAATAACATCATCAAGTTTTTCAACAATTGCACTAGTACCAACCGCAACACCAGCGGCTCCCGCCGGAGTGGGAACCTTGGGGGTTGGCACTACAGGCGGCCTTGCTGGCGTTGCTGCCCCTGGAGCCGCCGGTGGTGTCGCTGGCGTTGCTGCTGGCGTTGCTGCTGGTGTTGCTGCTGGCGTTGCTGCCCCTGGAGCCGCCGGTGGTGCTGGTTTTGCAGCAGCCGCATCCATTTTTTTCTTAACACGACTCATTGTTCTAGTCAATTGAGCCTGTGTGTCATCTAATTTCTTAGTTGATCTTTCTAACGCTTTCTGTGCCGTCGCAATATCTTTTTCGTTTTTAGCAAGAGCACGCATTTGATGTTTTTTGTAAGTTTCAGTAGCTGCTGTTGCAATATTTTTTTCTATTCTTACTTTATCCGCAAGTAATTTATTAAGTGTCTCTCTAGCGTTCAGCTCTGCATTTCGCATTGCGACAATATCGGGCGGAGCCATACCGGCTGCTCTATAAATTGATTTTATTTCATTAGCATTAGATTTTCTGACATCAAGAGCTGATCTTGAACTTATGATTTCTTCAGCAGATCTAGCACGCGGGGGGCCGGTTGCAGGAGCGCTGGGTGCAACTGTGGTCGCTGCAGGCGGGGTCGTTGCTGCGGATGCGGGCGATGTGGCTGCGGTTGTAATTTCATCAACAGAATCTTTGAGTTTCTTCTTTGCGTCCTTTGTAGCACTCTCGGCGGCCTCGCCAACTGATTCAGAAACATCATCGAGTGCTTTAGCAGGAGCCTCGACCACCTCCTTAATACTATCTTTGACTTTTTTCCTGCCATCTGGAACCAGTTCTTTTACAGCATCATCGCCAGTCTTAACTGCTTCATCATACATGACAGCAGCAGCTGCGGCATCTGGGGCTTTACCTGATTTTACAATTTTATCAATAGCACGACTTCTTCTTTTATCTGCATTCCTAGCCGCTCGGGCTGCAGCTTTCTCCTCTGGAGTGGGCGCAGCACTCGCTGCACCTCTTGCGCCACTTTTCTTAGCTTTATCAGACCTCCCTTTTCTTTTTTCATCTAATTCATCCAGTAAACTCCCCCTTTCCCCCTTCTCTGTTATCCCAATTAAGTCTTCTTTACCATCAATACTGACAGACTCAAGCTTTCCCGTTTCCAAAGATTTTCTGATAGAACTGTCAACACCCTCAAGTGCATACCCAG